AATTCCTAACCGCATTCATGATTACTGTCGGTATCGCAGGGTACGCAGTACAGCCAGAGCCACCGTCAATCTCATACGCGGTGAACATTTCAAAGGGAGAAACCTTATGGGATGTATGTGACCGCGTTTCCGGCGGACGGGAAAATCTCCAGGAATTAGTATGGAGAACCGCGAAAGAAAACAATATCAAAGACCCGGGAACTTTGCAGCCCGGACAAGAAATCGTTGTCAAAGTGAAGGAAATCCAGAGTGTACGAGCTGAAGATACAAGCAGATAACGAGCTGAAGCAATATGATATCGCAGTAAAAGGCTTCGACGATAAATTCTTTTCATTAGCAGTTGCCGTTGCGATTAACGAGCTATACCGCGACCAGTGTCCGCCGGAACTGATAGGAATGATGAGCAGCCGTGATCCGGAAGTCAGAAAAAGAGTTATTGATACGATGGAAAAGTGCTTTCTTGCGAAAATGGAGAAAGGAGATCAGGAATGGAAAAAAGAGAATATATAGAAGGTCAGTTACTCTACATCGCTCACCCTTACGGAGGCGATGAGACGAACAAAGAAAGAGTACAGACATATTTAAAAACGTTGCAAGCGAAATATCCAGAAAAAACATTGTTTTCCCCATTGCACAACTGGGGATATGCACCATATGACAAAGAGCATCAGCATAAGCCGATGAAAGATTGTCTTGAAGTGCTGCAGCGATGCAACGCGCTTATCCTCTGCGGAAACTGGAGAGAAAGCCGAGGTTGCAATCAGGAATATGCCGCTGCGTATGTAATGGATATGCAGATCTATGAAATGAAACCGACGGGGGAAATATGCAGCGTAGAATGATATGCCACGAATGCAAGAAAGCAATTCCCGCCGAATATGTGATGTGGACGAAAGACGGAAAGGGAAACATGGTTCCTGTCCATCGGGATTGTTCATTCTACGTTTATCGAGCGGATGAGACATGGAGATATTTAAAGAAAAGGAGAAAAAAGTGAGATTCAAACTACCAGAAGCGGCATTCCGAAAACTATGCCGGCTTGTCAAACAAAGGGACGAGGAGCTGGCGGAAACGTACCAATCCATCATAGGAGAGTGGCCACCGTCGCGTGGTGAGGTCCATCATGCGAAACACGCAGGCAGCGGGGGACCGGATAAGGAAGATAATCTTATTCATCTGTCATACGAAACGCACCGTTTCAAAGCACACGGACTCTCCGGCACGCGAAAGCAGTATATGGATGAACAAATCAAAACATACCTTAACTGTCATGCGGTTAAAGAATGGAGAAAAGAACATGAAATGGAACTGCAGGAACTTTATAAAACGGAAGAAGAGCGAAGAATCAAAAAGAAAAGAGCAGGATGTATTCCGAAGAAGCCCAAGTGGGCGAAGTACTGACATATATCTTTTGTGGGATAACGTCCGGAAACATCCTATCGGCTGGCTGATAGAAGAAACACCGGATAAAGAACGGCTGATACCACAGAAAGAAATGCCGGTATTTTTTATGAATGAAAACAACACATATACATCATCCGGCGGACGAAAATTCAAGATAATAAAAGATCCCCGCGGGCACTGGATCGTCCAAAACGGAGATAGAAAAGAAAGGGTGAGCATAGAATGGCAGTTATGAAATTGGCAGGCGGGAAAACAGTAGAAGTTTACCGCAACAGGAAATGCCGTGTATGCAAAGCAAAAGTATTCCAGACCGTATGCTGCAGGAAAGAAAAAGCCAATATATGCCAGGAACACTGTAGAAAATGCGAACATTACCTGGACTTTATGCAGAGATGCATATACCGGGAAAAGACAGAAGAACCAGAAGAAGACAACAACAAAAAAGAAGAAAAATAAAACCGCTCAGAGAAGAACCCTGAGCGGAAGTGCCGTAGCACCAAACCACTACATGAATTATAAGTGAAACGGCACAAAATGTCAAGAAAAAAGGGGAGTTCAGCCCCTTTTGAGGACTTGATATAGTAGTTAATTCTTGGAACAGGAATTTAAAAAAGTGCCGTACCGAAAAGAAATATTTCAAGCCCCCGGAATTTACGAGGTGAAAAAATATCACACCTACCGATTAGGGGGAAACAGAGTCAGAGGTCCCAATATTCAAAAAACAGATGCGGGACTCAAGAAAAGAAACTCCCGCCGGGCGAAAACAAAACTCTACCGGCTCATAGCTACCAATTTCAGAAGAGATGACCTGCGTATTGACTTGACATATGCGAATCCGGAGCCGACAGCAGAAGAAGCAAAAAACAGAATAAGAAAATTTATCAGAGACCTCCGCAAAAAATATAAAAAGAAAAATGCGGAACTGAAATACATCTACGTCACAGAACATGTCCGCCATCGAGTACATCATCATGTCTTGATTAATGACTGCGGAATATCAAGATCAGAAATTAATGATTGCTGGCCATGGGCAAAATTCAATTACAGATCATTTAGGTATTTTGACGGGAGCCCGGAAGACTGCATGAGACTTGCGGAATATTTTGTAAAAGAAACCGATGAAGAAATCCGAAATGAAAACGCCGTACAGAAAATCCGGTGGGTACCGTCTAAAAATCTGAAGCAGCCAAATGTGAAAAAGGTAACAATCTACGCACGGAAATGGAAAGACAATCCGACACCGAAAAAAGGCTACCAGATAGTCAAAGTAGAAAGCGGCTACACAGCAGACGGATTTCCCTACCAATTTTACAGAATGTACAAAGTAAACGAAAGGACAGTATGGCCGATTACACAGTCAAGAGTACAGAAGAAGAAAAAAGAATGTACTGTGAAACAGGCAAGAGACAAGCCGAGGAGAAGAACATGAAATCATACATAGAATTTTTGAAAGATAAAGTGATAAAAGCACCAGTATCAGGAATAGAAGTCAATCCGGCGGATATAAGTTCCGTCTTGAAACCACATCAAAGAGATGCTGTCTTGTGGGCGCTCAAGGGCGGGCGCAGGGCATTGTTTGAAGCATTCGGGCTGGGGAAGAGTATCCAGCAATTGGAATGGTGCCGTGTACTCACTAAGAAAATAGGCGGCAAAGCGTTGATTGTCTGTCCGTTGGGGGTCAAGCAGGAATTTGCGGAAGACGCGGTTCATCTACTCAATATCCCCGCTCCGACATATGTAAGAAATATGGAAGAAGTCAAAGCCGCAGACAATAGAATTCTGATTACAAACTACGAAAGAATCCGCGACGGAGATATAGATCCTCATTACTTCACAGCCTGCAGCTTAGACGAAGCGTCCGTTTTAAGAAGCTTCGGTAGCAAAACATACCAGACATTTCTGCCAAAATTCAAAGGCGTGAAATACAAACTTGTTGCCACGGCTACACCCGCACCAAACAGATATAAAGAATTAATCCACTATGGTGGATATTTAGAAATCATGGATACGGGACAGGCATTAACACGCTTCTTTCAGCGGGACAGTACAAAAGCAAACAATCTCACACTCTATCCGCATAAAGAAAAAGAATTCTGGCTGTGGCTGTCTACCTGGGCACTGTTTATTCAAAAGCCCTCTGATCTGGGGTATAGCGACGAAGGATATGACCTTCCGCCGCTGCAAGTGAATTACCACATGCTGGCAAATACAAAACCCGTGAATGAAGAAGAAAAGAACGGGCAGGTCAAACTTATAAAAGACTTTGCCGTGGGACTTTCGGCAGCGGCCAGAGAGAAAAGAGAAAGCATTGATATTCGGCTGGCAGAAACAAAACGGATTATCGACGAATCACCTGATGAACATTTCATCGTCTGGCACGATCTGGAAAGCGAGCGGCATGCCATCAAACATGCAATCCCAGAAGCTAAATTTATCTACGGCTCACAAGATATGGACGAAAGAGAAAGAAACACCATCGGCTTTTCAAAGGGAGACTTTCGTATCCTTGCCACAAAAAAAGAACTATCAGGGAGCGGATGTAACTTCCAAAAACATTGTCATCGCCAGATATTTATGGGGATTGACTATGAGTTTAACGACTTTATCCAAGCCATCCACCGGTGTTACCGCTTCCTGCAAACAAAACCTGTCATTATAGACATCATATACATGGAAACAGAACAGCAGGTGCTGGAAGTACTGAAAAAGAAATGGGAGCAATATAACAAACTCACGGAAAGCATGGAAGAAATAGTCAGGAAATATGGACTGTCAAGAAACGATGCCATCATTGAAATGCAAAGGAGTATAGGCGTGGAAGAAGCCATAACAAAAGGGAAAAACTACATCGCGATACATGGCGACTGTGTTGAAGAAACGGGGAAAATGCAAGATAACTCAGTGGACATGCTTCTTACATCAATTCCGTTTGGAAATCACTATGAATACTGCGCAAGCTATAACGATTTCGGGCATAACGAAAATACAGACAAATTTTTTGAGCAGATGGATTATTTAACGCCGAATTTACTTAGAATTTTGAAGCCCGGAAGAGTATATGCATGCCATGTGAAAGACCGTGTACTATTCGGGAACGCAACGGGAACAGGCATGCCGACGATTGAACCGTTCCATGCATTGACCATCATGCACTACATGAAACATGGCTTCCAATTCTTCGGCATGATAACCGTCATAACCGACGTGGTTCGGGAGAACAATCAGACATACCGTCTTGGATGGACGGAGCAGTGCAAGGACGGAACAAAAATGGGAGTAGGCTGCCCGGAATACATCCTGCTGTTCAGAAAGCTCCCTACGGATACATCAAGAGCCTATGCAGATACACCTGTCACAAAGAGTAAAGAAGAATATACCCGCGGGCAATGGCAATTAGACGCTCATGCATTCTGGAGAAGCAGCGGAAACAGGCAGTTGTCCGTTGACGACCTGAAAGACATGCCCATATCAGATATACGAAAACTGTACAACAAATACAGTAAAGAAACCGTGTATGACTTTGATAAGCATGTAGAGATGGCCAATGCGATGGACGAAAAAAACAAACTGCCCGCAACATTTATGTGCATAGATCCCGCGAGCTGGTCTCCTGACGTGTGGGACGATGTAAACCGTATGAGAACACTCAACACAGAACAATCACAAAGGAGAAAACAAATGCACCTCTGCCCTCTCCAGTTTGACATAGTAGACCGACTGATTAACCGGTACACAAACAAAGGAGAAACCGTGCTTGACCCCTTCGGCGGACTGATGACAGTACCGCTGGAAGCCATGAAAGCAGGGCGGAAAGGCATAGGAATAGAACTCAATCCGGAATACTACCGTGACGGATGCTGGTATCTCAAGCGGGAAGAAGACAACCAGGAAACACCAACACTCTTTGATTTCATGGAGGTATAAATGAACGAAATAGATTATATCAATGCATATAAAGGTTATAGGAAATGGCAGAAGCTTGTATACGGTATGATCCCGTGCAGAGTGGGAAGAGCAATTACCGCCATGGTAACCATAGCCGGTGTAGTAATATTGGCGTCACTGATAACACTGATTACCAGTCCGATAGTCATCATAAAAGCAGCAATTAAGAAAGTATATGAAGATGGTCCGCAAGAAATCATAATGGCCATTGAATTTAAAAGAATAAAAAACGGATATGAACAGTACATAAAAGATATAGGAGGTATTCAATGACAGACACAAAAGAAGAAATACTGAAAATATCCCGAGGATTTCCGGCGGAACTGTATAGCAATACGGAACTGTTTAACGCCATGGCGGCGTACCTGATCGGCGGAACGACGATTATACACGGAAAGAAAATACGGGGAGTAAAATCACGAAAAGAAAATCTGAAAAGAGCCGCGGCACTGCTTATACATGAAATTGACAGAATGGAGGAGGAAACATGAACTACATCAAACCGTTTACAGACATATTCGGCATTAAGCCTGGAGAAGAATTCGGCATATTATTTCCGGCGGAGAAGAGAGTATCAAAACACTTCTATATAGATGAAAGAAAAGGCTTGATGGTGCTGGTCGGGAAAAACTGGACAAAAGCCAATGGAACGCTAATAGAAAAGATCCTCATTGGAGATGTTGAAATCAGAAAGCTAAAAAAGAAAGGAGCATGACAATGAGTCATTTACAAATATTTGAAAATGAGAGATTCGGAAAAGTAAGAACTATTGAACAGAATGGAGAACCGTGGTTCATAGCAAGAGATGTATGCGAGTGCCTATCAATCGGGAAGTACAGAGATGCTGTATCAAGACTTGAAGAAGATGAAAGGGGGTCGGTTGAAATGGACACCCCAGGAGGAAGGCAAGGAATGACAGCAATCAACGAATACGGGCTGTATTCTTTGGTTCTTTCAAGTCGCAAGCCAGAAGCAAAAGAATTTAAGAGATGGATTACTCACGATGTCATCCCTGCAATCAGAAAGACCGGCGGATATATCGCACACAGTAAAGATATGACAGATGAAGAAATCATGGCCAAAGCGCTGCTGGTAGCGCAGAAGACGATCACGGAGAAACAGAAGCAAATCGGGAGATTGCAGGAAGACAAAGAAAAGGCATTGCAGCAGATAGAGACAGACAGGCCGAAGGTTATATTCGCTAATGCTGTCAGTGCCAGTAAGACATCCATTCTTGTAGGAGAGCTGGCAAAAATTCTGCGGGGAAACAATATACAAATCGGGCAAAGAAGGCTATTCCAATGGTTACGGGAGAACGGATATCTTATCCGGAGGACTGGAAGCGAATATAACATGCCAACGCAATATGCTATGGAGCTGGGTTTATTTGAAATTCGTGAAGGATCATATATTGACGGAGGCGGGGTAAACCATATTACCAAAACGGCGAAAATTACAGGGAAAGGACAGACATATTTCATAAACAAATTTTTAAATAAAAGAAAGGCGGAATAACAATGATCAGGAATTTATGGATTATTTTATTTTCGGCGGTATTTATATGCGGGCTAACAGGAATTATAAAAGCGGAATGGGTAACGACAGAACTCACAGTATATACGCCTTATGAATGCCCAAACGAACATACTGCATCGGGGACAATTCCGACAGAAGGAAGAACAATAGCATGTAACTGGCTGCCGTTCGGAACAAGAGTACAAATATACGGACACTGGTACACCGTGGAAGACCGGGGCGGCATGGAAGGCATAGATATATTTAAAAACTCATACGATGAAGCGATAGAGTTCGGACGCAGGAATGCGGAAGTATACATAGAGAGGTAAGAAGATGAACACAGTACAAATCACAGGGAATCTTGCCAAAGATCCAATTATAAGAGCAACGAAGACAGGGAAAGCCGTAGCGTCATTTTCCGTGGGTGTAAGTAAGAGAATCACAAAAACGAACGGGGATATTTTAGATCTGACTGATTGGGTCAATGTAACCGCCTGGGGAAAACTGGCAGAGGCAGTAGGTAATGAACTCACAAAAGGAAGCTATGTCTTTATCGAAGGGCGGTACTCTACAAGATCATATGACACACCGGACGGACAAAGACGGTATGTAACAGAAGTGGTAGCGAATATGATTGCAAAACCGATTGGAAGTAACATGCAGTCAGGAAATGCAGGCTTTTCCGGCGGAACATCTGTAACGCAATTTTCCGCACCAGTGAAATTTGAAAACATGGGCACTGTGAGCAAAGAGCCGGGATATAATCAGCCAGAATATGAACAAGATGAAATCCCGTTTTAAAAAGGAAATAGAAGAAACAGGGAAATACAAGAATATATAACATTCGCCGGAGAGGATGAGAAAGAATGGAAAAGGTAAGATAGAAATATTAAAAAATTTTTTTGATGGATTTGCTATCCCCAAACGTTTCTTGAGATAGAAAGAAGGAATAAATCATGATGTTCGTGTTAGGTATGATTTTTGGTGCATGTGTCGGGTTGCTGATTTGTTCTCTATGTGTGATTTCAGGTAGAGGTACATATGATGACCGTTAAAGAATTTCTGAATGATGTCCGGCGGCAGCATGCACGGGTAGAAGCTTGCAAGGAACGGTTGAAAGAAATTGAATGTGAAGTTATCTCTTTAAAATCTCCGCAGCTAGGTGACAAAATACAATCAAACAGTGTGAAATCGCTTGATGAGGTGATCTGCAGACTTGAAATGAAAAGAGCAGAAACATCACGGGAATTTATTCGTTTAATGGATATGCAGGACAAAGCGGAAACTTTGATTAGCTGTGAGAAAGACCATGACCGATGGACAGTGTTGTATCGCAGATACATACTCAATCAAAAATGGGAGAAAATTGCTGTTGAAATAAATCTTGACCTGCGCTGGATTTACAGGTTGCATGGTCAGGGATTGCGCAATTTGGAAAATACGCCATTAAAAGCCACTATAGACCTGTGATATAGTGTAGGTGTGAAAATTGGGAAACGCCATTAAAAGAGCACATGTTCTTATTCACCAAATAATCATTTGTGGTAAAACGTGTTTGACAGGGAAGGTAAGAGAGAATAAAATAAAAGTAACTAAAAAACAGTTACTATTTTAGGAGAGCTGGTTTTGAGTAGAAAAGAAAAAATTCTGAAAAGGCTTAATGCGATACCAAGCCCGGTAGACTTTACATATAATGAACTTGAGAAACTCCTTGGTATGTATGGGTACTCAGTAACAGAAGGAAGTGGTTCTAGAATATCATTTGGTCCCAACAAAAAAGGAAATATTCTAGATTTGCATAAGCCTCATGGAAAAGGAGAAAATGCTTTAAAGCGATATCAGATTGAAAAAATAAAAGCATTTATAGATGAAGAGGAATAGAAAGAGGATGACTAATATGCATCTAAAGGACTATTTAGAGTACAAAAATTACAGAGGAAATGTTTTTTACAGCGCGGAAGACCGAATATTTTACGGAGAGATCATGGGAATTAAAGACCATGTTTCTTTTGAAGGTGACACGGTTGATTCTTTAGAGGAGGATTTTAAGGAAGCGGTTGACCATTATTTATTCGTCTGTAAAAAAATAGGCAAAGATCCAGACAAAGAATTTAAAGGGGTATTTAATATAAGAATTTCTCCAGAACTTCATAGAGAAGCCTATTATTATGCCAACGAAAGCGGAGTTACATTAAATAAGTTAATTAGTGCTTGTATAGAAAACTATTTACAAATAAAGCACCAAGAGAATGAAAAGTATGAAGGGTATCAAGCAATAAATGGTATTGAGGGCATTAAAGGAATAAAAGATTATGATAATATAATTTCCCATAATTTCAGTGTAAAAGTTGATGTAGATGAGATGTGATGCGGAGGAGAAATGGCACGGAATAAATACACTTTTTCCATCGGACGGATAAATGTTCCTGTTGTTGAATATCATAAAAAAGAATTGGAAATAAAAGAGACTACAGAGAAAAGAGACAACAAAGCCGGAGAGGTCAGGTATTCAGCCAATATAGGTTCCGAATTAAAAATAAACGACATCTTATTTTTCCCTTGCAAACTAACGGTAAACGCCCGCTTTATAGGGATAGAAGCAAAAATTACCACTGAAAGTAAAATTGGAATTAATGGTATATCGGAAATTTCAGATGAAGAGAAAAAAGAAGTAATTCCTGATTTACTACGACCCTTGGTTTCTAAAGCAGC